GGCACGTTTGATGACTTCTTTAACGCCAAAGAGTTTTTTGAAACATTCTTAGGCACCAATGTAAGAACAGGTGTAGGAAACAGTATTATTGAAGAGGTGGTGAATTTAGCAGGTGGCGGTGACTTAACTCGTGATGAAGCACTTGCTCGTGCCACAGGCAGAGCATTAGGTAATTATCTGTCTACATGGGCAGTGCCGGGTGCGCAGATTATTGATACACAACGTGCTATGGGTAAGCGAGGAGAGGAATTTAGGGACACTGCACAAGACCCAACACTTGATTTTGGAGAAACATTTAGAGAAAATCTGCTGCAACCTCTTCGTGCTAGAGGGTTCTTGACATCTGGTAAAGGGGATGAGCAGTTGCCATTACGTCAAAGCCTGTTCCAAGAAGAGCCAAGCAGAGTGGGTTCTGCGTTTAAAGTGGGGCTGGGGCTATCTCTGAAGACACAGGACAGTGAGCAAGGCGAGTATATAAAGAGTCTTGGTATAAGTGAGTTTGAGTTGGGTAGTTCATCGAAGGTGCCTAGCATACGTAGATTTGAGAATCAACAACTGCGTGAGATTATTCCCGGCGTGGTTGATGCAGCACGTGCATATGAAGAGTCATCTCGCTTAGAGTATAGAGAAAACGAAGCGTTGCAGGAAGAAATGACAGAGCAAGAGTTCGTTAACAGCCGTGTAAAGCCTCTCATCAAGGAGCAGATAAAGAGTGCTAAACGTATGCTTACAGATGGAAAGGGGCTAACTGCTGATGCACCAGCTTACATCGATGCTATGTTAGATTATCGTAGGCTACCGCCGGATATACGCAAGGGTGCAGCAGTAGAGTTCTTACGTGTGTATGAAAGACCCGCTGATGGGTCTAGCGTAGAAGACTTGTATGCTCTTGCGGAACTAGGCAAGGGTTTAAAGGCAGCATACAGATAAGAAAACAGGGGACTAAATCCCCTGCTCTTTTGCTAGTACATGAAGCATATACATATATGCCATTGCTACAATACCTAATAATATCATCGGTTATCCCCGTCACCTTGTAAACGATTCCTAGCTTTCCTATCTGCCAGTTTGTCCAAGTTGTCTTCCATGATTCTACCAAGGTTCATGTCCACTTCTTTAGCAAGCATAGCGCAATACCACATAACATCTCCAATCTCGTGACCAATAGCATTTAGTTTAGCATGATAGTCTTCTCTGTCTGCACCGTCACGTATTAGTTTCTTTGCTTTGTTAGCAATCTCACCAGCTTCGCCAGCCAATCCCAATGTTAGATATTCTAATGCTTTATTATCTGGGTATATTGCCGTTTCTGCAGCCCGTGTTTGATACTCCGTTGCTGTAATATTACTCACATACCTCTCCTTCATCCACTGTTCAGCTTCTTCCTTTAACCCCATTGTACTTACCCTTGTCCAGATTCTCATAGTAGGCATCATTCCAACCACGCTGCCACTCACGATACTGCATGGTGTTAGGGTCAAGGTTAGGACGGTTCTCTTGGTACACTTGTCTACCGTTCTTAGTGACCAGTCTACCACCACGCTTAAACGCATCGTAGCCCCACTGGTATTGTATACGCAGTGGAGCATCGTATTTTGTTAGGCCATTACGCCGCATTCTTAGTCTCCTTAAATGCTTTGATTACGTCAGAGGAAAACAGCTTCTGCAGATTCAGCAGGTACATTCGTGCTGCATTATTATCCCCACCCGAAACGCTACGCTTACTATCTAAGTTAGCAATGATACGCTTCAACGACTCCGTGTCAAACACAATAGTCGCAAAAATTTCATCACCAATGCAGAGATTGTGAAACCAGTAATCTGATTCCGTAGCGTTGATGCCACTTGGCTTACCATAGCACTCGTATTCGATTGCAATGTTGCCAGTCTTTTGCCACACGTCCCTTTCACTTTTCACCTCAATCTTTTTATCTTGTAGCATGTCAGCTACCATCTTCTCACGTACCTTACCATACTCAAGGTCAATGTCAAACTTCTTGCGGTCTTTAGTCGCTGGTTCCAGATTGGTCATCACTATCTCCTTCTTTTGTTTTAGGGAAGTATTTAACAAGCATCTCTAGCTTGTCGTGATAGTTTGCAATCTCTTCTAACTCTTCTTCGATTGCTGTTTGTATATCCTGATGCTCACCAATACCGACAGAATTAGTCAACAATATTTCTACGTTGGCTTTGTGTTTATTTATATGGCCTATCAGATGTGAACTTTGTGCGTCAATTAACATGTTCCTCATACTTTCCCCTTTCTATGCTGCTGTTAAATCTACTACCTCACACACACCAGCGGTACACGCTAACTCGCGTCCACCTGATGTGGTGTCTTCTTTCTCAAACTCTCGCAACAATGACCAGTCTACATTCTTTGGCATCTTTGTCAAGAACTTTTTGTAGTCATCTTTATCTATATCCTGATAAGGTGCTTGCTGATATGTATGCTCACTGAATGGCAAAAAGCTAATACCAGATACCTCATCAAAGTGTTCGTACACCCAAGCACCTACCTGCATCCACTCATGTTCTTTTACAGAGATGGTTACAGATGGTTTATGCTCACACCAGTAACGCTGATAAGTGAGCCACAACTTTAACTGCTCTATTGCGTTCATCTGTGTACGTGTGATAGCACCCAAGGGTGACTTCATAGGGAAGCTGAACACTGTTGTTGAGTCGGGTTTCATTACGTCAGGTTCAGCAGGTATACCTTGTGAGATAAGGAACTGCGTCAACGGGTCTTTGTTATCGCCACGCACGGTGCGTATATAGTATGGGTTATGTCTAGCATGTATACCTGACGCAGCGTCAGTAAGCTGCGACACAGTGCCGCTAGGTTTAACACACGTAACTGCAGTAGACTGTGGTATCCCCAACTGCTTTGCCATAGCTGCATTAGTGCGCACTGCCTCGTCTCTTAGTATGCCAAGTAGTATAGGTAACTTATCACCTGCAGTAGATGTCAGGGCATTATCCATGATACCTGTCAAGGAAACACCAAGCAAACGCTCTTCTTCTGTATTATCTTTCCACACTTTGCGTAGATACTTAAAATTAGTCAATGTAGCTTGGAACGTGCCAAGTATTGTGGCGAGTCTTACCTTTTCTTTCAGTGTATCCATAGTGTCACTTTCGCGGATGACTACCTCAGATAAATTACAGAACTGATAGGGGCGTAGGATAATCTCAGAGCAAGGGTTGCAGCCAAAGTCTTGGTCAGCATCACGCCTGCCATTCTTAGCAGCCTGCACCTGCGCAGACTTTCTATTGAAGATACCACGCTCACCTGACTTGCTATCATACAGAGACAGCCACTCACGCATGAACGTACCCATCTCTGGCTTACCTTTGTATGCCACAGAGTTATTAGCTAACGCACGTTGACCTTCGTTCTCCCACCACTTACCTGACTTGGCATGTGCCATCTGGTCATCGTTTAGATTAGACAAACTAATGAGTGCGCTACGGCGCACACCGCCTACGACTACAACTTCACCAATCTTACACATGATATCGTGACACTCAATCGGGAATAGCCTACGACCTGCGGCTCTCTTGAACTTCTCAACACAAAAGTCAAACAACTCTACCAACGGCTGTGGGCCAGATGCTCTGCCGCCAAACGTCTTGAGTCTAGCACCTGCTGGGCGTACCTCTGATACATCCCATGCTGGTATCTGTCCTGCATACAACATAGCAATAAGTTCTTTTAGAGACTTTGCCCAGCCCGGTCTGCTATCGCCTACCTTGATAATTGTGTCGGTCTTATAAAAATCCTCTGCTACGATAGGTAACTTCTCAATGTTGTGACGCTCTACGCTGAAGCCTACGCCCGTACCGCACATGAGAATGTACATAGTCTCGTCAAACGCACGTGGACTATCTACGGGTACGTAAGAACAGTTGTATCCACCTACGTGGCATCTGTCCAGTGCAGGGCCACTGGTCATCAACGCTCTCATGCTGGGCATGACACTTATGTTAAGCACAGCCTCTTCTAACTCTGCCCGTAGTTCATCTGACAGTTTATAATCACACTTGTCTGCTAGATGCTGTTCCATATAATCAAAGTATCTGCATACAGTCTCGCTCCATGTCTCTCTACGTTGCTCCTCTTCTTTCCAACGTGCGTAACGGGACAGTGCTATAAAGTTTTGGTAATCTGTAGGTAATTGATTGCTTCTCATTTCTTACTCCGTAACTGTTCTTATGTTCTTAATATTAGCACCATCAATGTCATAAAAATATTCTTGGATGCTTTCTTCTAATTCGTCACCTACTCTGCCATCAGCAGGCACGGGATATTCTTCATCGTCTATCTCAATGGTTATGTACATTTTAACTTTCATCACCTGCCATAACCTCTTCTATTAATTTCTCCAAGTACCACTTGGCCTTTTGCAAATCCTCTAGTGGTTTGTCTTTGTAGTCAAATCGCCAGAGATACTTCATGACATTACCTTGCAAGTAATACTTGAAGCCCTTATCAGTTGCAGCAGAAATAGCATGAATGCACTCAATTCCTGTTTGGTTGTAGTGTGGTGGGTTATTAACCATATCAACAACATTGTCACTTTGTTTATTTGCTTGTGCCATACGTAACTCCTCTTGTCGTAGCATTGACTTCATATATTCTTCATGCCTACTCATGCTGACCCCTTGGTTGTAGTATTGAAGTGAAGATGTATCACGTTACCCTCAACAGAGTATGCCTCTTTACCTGCGTCCTCTAGTTCTACCTCAATATCCATCTCCTTGTCAATAACTTTCATCACGTATTCATGTGCTATATTGCGTAACTCTTCTACCTCTTCCATGACAGGAACGGAAGCACACATCATCTTAGTAAAATGCATGACCTGATGATAATCTTCATCGACCATAGGATTGTCTGGCATAGCCATAATAGATATATCAACTTCACCAGTCCACCTACCATTATCATCCGCGAATGGTCTGACACGAATAATAAAGTCTTCATTACTTACTTCTTTAGATAATTTAGTCATCATCTCATCCATAGTTATCTCCTTTTTAGTTTCGTGCCACCAAACTTAATAAACTTTGGGTGCTTGTTCTTACCCTTTTCTTTTAGCCAATCTTCAGGAATAATCCTATCATAGTATCTAAAACCATGCTTAATACACCACTCACCATAAGTGGACTTAGCACCTTTCCGTAGCTTACGCTTACTACTCTCAAACACAAAGCGTATATCCAGCTTTGGATGTTGCTTCTTTATAGCCAGATGCTTGCGCCTATCTGCTGCAATAAACTGCCCTTTTGTTTCTATAATAATACCGTTGGACAGCACGAAGTCTGGTGTATACGTTCTGTAAGCTAGGTCTTCCCATTCTATCTTGACTGCCTCATACAAGAACTTGACTTTTAGTTCTTTAAGATAATCAGATACCTTGAGTTCCAGACCGCTACGATATCCATGCTTTCGTGCTGCCCTAAATTGTTTTGCGTTAGCCAACGTCACGCCATGAGATAAATGGGCTACCACGATAGCCTAACGCACGTAACTCTTCACGCAATACCTTATCAGCTTCATTACGTGCCTCAATAGCTGAACGAAGTCCTGCAGTCTTACGCTCACGATATTCTTTGCGAAGTTCAGTAAGATGTCGTTCTGCATCTTTAATTTGCTCTGCAAGTTCATTGAGTTCATCATCCATTTACATACTCCTTTGCTAACTCTACGTATGCCACAGTGGGCGGGTTCTTTGCCTGTGACTTTACAGCAGGTAACTCAGTAAGATTAGTCCAACAATCATAGCGGTAGCTGCAAAATTTACATCCGTTATTAAGGACTTTATTACCTGTGGGCTTGCCACGAAAAGTCTCAGGCACTGGCTCAAAACATCTCTCAAACTTATTCTCCTTTACTGTCTGAACCGTATCCTTTATTTGGGATACCTCTTTATCAATGTCAAGACCTGTAGCTGGTACATATTTAAACTGCCCATTAGCTTTGTTTACTACCCACCAGCCGCCTGCTTTTTTACCTGATGCCTTGGCGTAGCCAGCTAGTTGAGCCACATACCCGAAACCATCACCGCTGGCAAGACTGTCATAGGACTCAAACTTGTTTCTGTATGACCAGTCTGAAGCTGATTTAATATCATCAACTGCACCATCAACGATGAGGTCATAACTACCAGAAACGCTATCGTCACCAAGGTCAAGAGAAACTTTATCCGTGTCTTCATACTTAACTCCTGCCTCTTTTAGAATACCTTTGAAGACAGCTTCAACGATGTCTCCAATCATCATGTTCATTACAAATGTAGTTGGTGGTGGTACTGCCACCTCTGGTTTATTCTTCTGATACCAGAGTTGGCAAGTGGGTCTACCTACATTAGACATACGTAGAGTAAACCCATCACGCTTATTACCACCACCAAACTGGCGTTTTGCAGCAGCCATGACATCCTCACCAATCTGTTTGATTGTCTCTGGTTTCATGTGTGTCTTGCCGTTTGTAGCATGGTCAAGATACTGATGCAATGCCAGTTCAGCGGGGTGCTTCATTATGCCACCTCTTCTTCTAGTTCTATATCAACAATTTCTGCAACACCGATATCGTCTAACATCTCATCGTCTTTTTGTGTTGCCTTCTCTGCGTAGGCATTGATGATATACTCGTTATAGTTACTAACCCAAGACATAAGCTCAGAGAACATAGCTTGGTCTTCTTGAGTAAGTTCCACAACATCCATTAGATTAAGGGACGTTACGGGCAGATAGAAGCTATTACCATTAGGTAATGGACGCTCTATCGTATTCAGCACGACCTTATGCTGCACAGGTAGACGTTTGTTCTTAGCGAACTCACTGAACACACCGCCTACAGTTTTAAATGCATCACGGTTTTCTACTTCCCATATGAATGGGATAGCGGAGTCAACCTCCACTTCAGCACCGTCTGCATCTTTTGGATTGACTAACTCTACAGTGCCAATCACTACACGAACACGTTTAATAGAACGTATTAGTTCTTTCGTAGCATCAGGCAGGGACTTAAAGTCCTCAATCCAACCAGACGGTTTGCCACAGTTAAAGCCACCGTCATTGTCTTTTAAGTCCGTGTTCAATGTGTCGGCCATTACGGTCTTCACATAGCGGTTAGGCACACCTGCCGAACCCATCACGAACTTCTTGTACATAAAGCGTTGTAAGAACGGACGGATAATAGCACCGTCAGCGTAGTACGTAGGACCATCAGGAACCTCTAGCTTATATGTACCACCTTTAACTTTGATAGTATCCGAACCCAGAATAGGCGAATGGTTTATTCGTAGCCTTGCTAAAAATATACCTTGCTTCTTCTGCGAGGTTACTTCATTGGCAATGCCCATAGCCTTTGCCATTTCTCCAAAGTTATTGGTGTCTATAGTTGTTACTTGATTCATGTTTACTAACTCCTTTCCAGTTGTGAGATGCATAGTTATATCAGGTTACGTCCTTGGTGTCAAGCCAATTCGGACCTATTTTTGCCTCTAATAATAAAGGCACATTAAACTCAACGCCCCAGCGTTGGGTAATAAGGTATGGTAGTGCAGTGTTAGTGTCCTTTATTACATCAACTACCCGTGACTCTTCATCAGGATGTATGTCAATGACAATACTATCATGCACTGTGTTTACTATACATGACTTCATGCCCTGTAGCAGTTTGTCTATGTGCAGTAAAGCGATAGGCACAATGTCTGCCGTGGCAAACGACTGCACCGGATAGTTCTTTATCTGTGTAAAGTGAGACACACGACCAGTTACTTTACGCACTACATCAGGGAAAGAAAACTCCCTGCCACTAGGTGTAGTAATCTTACGTGTGTTTATAGCTTCTTTAGCCAATCGGGAGTGCCATTCTGCGACTCCTTTGTACTTGTCTGTGAAGTGTGTGTAATACTCAGCTTCCGCTGTCGTTCTCCCAAAGCCCGTTGCGCCATAAAGCGGTGCGAACGTATGTGCTTTTGCATCCTGCCTACTCGTAGGTTGACCAGCATCACTAATAACTTTAGCGGTGTATGAGTGTACATCAAATCCAGTAGATACCTCTTCAATAGCAACTCCATCTTGTGATAAAAAGGCAGCAGTCCTAAACTCAAGCTGTGCAAAGTCAGCTTCCATAATCTTGCCGCCAGCAAATCGTGACACAAATACTCTCTTCACAGGAAACGTGCCGCCACGTGGCATGTTCTGCATATTAGGGTCTGCACCACTGAACCTGCCAGTGGCTGTGCGATGCTGTAATAAACGCACATGTAACTTACCGTCTTGCTTCGTATATGTTTGTATGCCCTCAACAAAGGATGATAGATATGTGTCTACAGCACTCAGCCTACGCACCTTGTACAAGAAATCAACAGCATCTGTCATACCACGCTGCTTTGCAGCAGACTCTAGTATCTCTAAGTTCTGTTTGCTTGTGCTGAAGCCATTGGCACTTGCCCACTTAGATGAAGGTGGCTTAAACTTTAGCCCAGCCAGTTGCGAAGTATCAGCAAGCATATAACCAAGCCCACTACAGCGTGGACATTTATTTGTTCTAGCAAATGGTGTTCCATCCTTCTTTACCTTTCTGATGTAGCCTGTACCACCACAGTCTCTACACTGCTCTGCTACAGTCTTATACATCTTATCTGTACCGCCAGCTATCAAGCTACGGAAGTCTGCATCATCCATGTAGGGGTCAATGGCATTGCCCCAATACTGTTTATCCTTAACCTTGCGGCTGTAGATTACCCAAGACAACTGCTCTGGACTGTTCAAGTTGATAGGTGTATCTCCCATCAGCTTTCGCACATGCTTCTGTAGGTCAGTCTCAAGCTGTTGCTTCTCCTGCTCAAACTCTGTGCGCACTTCCTCTAGTGCAGACAGGTCAACCTTGAACCCACGTTGATAGATACGTGCTAGGCATACAGCTACCTCGTTAGTTAGCACTACAGTATTTAACAGCCCAGCATCATCACAACTGTGTAACCGCCGTATCTGCTTGTCACACAACTGCTGCGTAGCGTTGAGGTCAGCAGACAAATACTCGCACAACTCGTTGTATGGTATGTCACGGGTAGTATAGCCCTTGGCAAAATACTCTTTGAGAGTGTCCTGCTTCTTAGTGTCCAGTTCGTAACGCTCTGCACAAGCCTCAAGAGACAATGGCTCTTTGATGCCACGCTGTAGCACATACTCTGCAAGCATAGTGTCAAACACAGGGCCATCATACTTGAAGCCTGACTCCCACAACCACATCAAATCATACGCAGCGTTGTGGCAGATAAGTATAGTGGCTTCGTCTAAGAACCATTGCACCTGCTCGTAGAAATGTTGTTGATTAGGTACGTCACAATGGTCAAATGGGAAGTGTCGCTCCACGTCTTGGTCAGTCAATATGCCAATCATGGTCAGTGAGTTCTCTGGCTCAAAAGGGTCAAGATGCATCTTGCCATCACGCTTGGTGACTGTGTTTTCTACGTCAAGTGTTACCTTCATCCCTCGTACCTCGCTGTCAAATAGTTTAGTTCGCAGTTCACCATACCATGCCATCCGTTCAGCTTGTTCTTAACGATGTTAATATGGCGCAGTGGACTGTCCTCTTCTTGCCCTTCTACACTAGGTGACTTGCCAATCAGAATCATCAGGTCTGCCTCTGCAGCTTTACCTGTGCGACTACCTTCCATCATGCTCTGATTCAACTGCGCACGTCCCTCTGCATCAGCGGAAAGCTGTGACATATAGAACACAGCACAGTCGTAAGTCTTGGCAATCTGCCTTGCGTATATAGCACAAGCCTTGAGTGCCTCATCTGGTCTGGCATAGTTGCCGCCAGCATTGAACTTGTCACCCATGTCTAACACTAGTATGTCTGGCCTGTATGACTTACAGACCGACTCTACCCAAGCCATGTCCCTACCTTGACACTCCTTGATTTTGATGTTCTGTGATATAGGATAGTATTGGGCAGACGCTTTAGTAAACTCTTTACTAATCTCGTAACGAGACATACCTGCTGCAGCATTTAGGTATCGCTCACCTACACGCAGGCCATGCTCCTCATTACATAAGATAATACACTGCGCACCCTGATGTGCAAAGCCACCCGGCCCTGCAATCAAACTGGCATGAAAAGATGTCTTACCCACATTAGGTCTAGCACCTACCTCAATCAAATGCCCACCGCTCACCCCCTCAATCTTTCGGACTAAAGATGGTATGTTAAACTTCCATTTAGATTCTAACTCTGCCGCAGCCATGATAGATTCGATGCTGATGTCTTCCCACTCAATGTTCATGTTGGGTATAAAGTCATCACCATATTGCTCAAGTAGATTACGCAAACGCTCTAGCGTAGACGAATCACCATTGACCATATCAAATCCAATGTTAGCAACATCCTCGCCCACCACCTGTTGAAACAGCTTAGACAATACTTCTTGTGCAACATCGTTGCCCATAGGTTGCTCACGCTTTATCGTGGCAAACATGGAAGCATAGCCCTGCTTCTGTGCAGAGGTAAGCGTAGGATTGTTAGACATAAACAAAGCCTCTACCTCATCGGGTGTGACGGTACGCTCATACCTGTCCATAGCTGTGTCTATAGCTTCTTTAATCTTACGTGCATCCTTACTGAACAAACGTGGTGGGCATTTGCTACCACGGTGGTCATCATAGAATGACTTGTCCATCAGGCTTCTAATGATTGATAATTCCATACAAGTTCTCCATATCTGTCGGGTTACGATATTTCAAATCGTCTGTCAAACGTAGGACACGAACATCGTTTACATGCCCACGTAGTTCCTTTGCCATCTGCAAAGTCTTTGGTAATGCATCGGGGTCTAATGCTATTACCGCTGTTGAGAACTGCGAGAGATACCCTTTATGCGACTCTTGGAGAGATGTGCCAAGTATCGCAACCCCGACAAAGGATTCGCCACCAACCACGGCTGCACTCACACAGTCCTCAACAACAACTGCGACTTTACCACAACCATGTGCGTATGGCAAGCCACTTTTTCCATATCTTTTCCATTTAGGTAAACGCTTGCCAATTGCACGGCCTGTAGCGTCTACTGTTTTGCCGCCGTGTACAATAGGGAACACAACCCTGTCTTCCTTCACATCATACAACGCACCTAACTTGTCTGGGTCTAGTCCGTAGCTGTAACAGAATTGCAACACATCACGTTTGTCTCTGTGGGGTACGATATACTGTGGCATATCGAATGTCCCATCAGCAAACTCTGCTACATTGCCCATGCCTGCGCGTATATCCTCGACAGTTAGGTGGATGCGATTACCACCACGTATATTGCATGAAGCCTTGTAACAGTTCCACACAAGACTACCCATATTGTTTGTAATAGTGAACGTCTTGTAGCCACCACAGCTAGGGCAGTCCATACGTTTAGTCTGTCCATTGGCTACATCTATATCACTTATAATGTTATATATATTATTCATTATATATCACTCTCCTTTGCGGCAGTTAAGTGCTTTTACCATGTGCTTTACGTGTTGTCAATGCATTATTTGCACTAGCATACGTATTTTTCATGTATGGTTTTACAGATTGTGGATTACTATGTCCTGTAACCGACATAATTTGTCCCATAGGAACACCTGCCTCTACCATTTGTGTTGTACCTGTGCGCCGCAAGTCCATCAGGCGTAGTTCATCAGACAGCCCAGCTTCGCGCATGACAGCCCGTCCAGCTTTGGATAGTCTCTCCATACTGTACGGCTCGTACTGCCCGTGTACGGGCGTTGTACGGGGAACAACGTACTGTTGAAAGCCGAAGTCTTGCTCTTGCTGTGTCAGCATCTCAAGCAGGTCATCTTGTATAGGCAAAGTTACCTCTGCTCTACGCTTTGACTGCTCAAGATACAGCTTCTTGGCTTCCAAGTCTATGTTATCCCATGTCAGCAGGCGCATATCACCTAGCCGTTGGCACCACTCATACGCCATGTGAACTATCAATCCGATACTACGCCACTGAAAGTCACTGTATGCAGTGTCAAG